ATAGACTTAGAATATTTGAACAAGGTGGATCAGCTAATGGATATTACCTTGAGATGCCATCAGGAAGTGCAGGTGTAGGAACAAATTTAAGTCCAATAGGGTATACAGGACCTGTTCCTATTGCTGGAAATCCTCCTGGATTTCAAACCTTAACTTTTGAGAACGGTATTTTAATTAGTGTATCTTAATAAATTTAAATTATATTTATAACAAATCATGGCAATACAAGTAAATACAACAGTACAAACATCAGATGGTTTTGAAGTTCAACCCTTTTGTTTCTTAGACATTCAACTTTATCAACCTTTTTCAAGAGCAATTTTGACTTATTATAAAGATCAATCCGCTTTTGTTTCTGGTTCATCTTCTGTAAATGTTAATTTACCTACTTTAGCAGAAGTTGCATTAACAAGTGAAGAATTTTTTGGTCCTAACCTAGCTACTATTATTCATGAAAAAGCAGTAGAAATGATAGAGGAAATAACAGGACCAGGAACTTGTGTGATTGTTGAAAATATTTAATATATTTATACCAAAACATGGCTTTAGTACTTTCAAAAGCAAATATCTTAACAGGCAACACAATCCAAGCAGCCGATGTATCTCAATCCATTGATGCATTTACTGGGTTAATTGCCTATGATTTAACAATAACTGGTTCATTAAATGCAACCGGTTCTGTTATAACAGGAAGCATTTCAAATGCTGTAAGTAGCTCTTATGCTTTATCGGCTAGTTATTCACGTACTGCTTTAAGTAGTTCGTATGCTTTATCTTCTAGTTATTCACTTAGTGCTTTAAGCAGTTCGTATGCTTTATCTTCTAGTTATTCACTTAGTGCTTTAAGCAGTTCGTATGCTTTATCAGCTAGCTTTGCGGTAAATGCTTCTTCTAGTACATTAAGTACTAATGCTAATAATATAAAGGTTAATAATACTGCTACAACAAACCAAAATTTTAGATTAATATTTGCCTCCGAAACAGGATTACCTGCTCCCAATAATAGTGCTTTTGCAATAGCAAACGTGGATTCAGGATCTGATGGCTCAGGTTTATATTATAATCCTTCAACAGATACTTTGTATGCTGCTAATGTTGTAGGAACATCCTCTTATGCTACTACTGCCTCTTATGCTGATACTGCTGGAGCCGTATCTACTGTTAGTGGTTATACTGTTGTTAGTGGAGCACCACTTGCTACTTCTCTTAATTTTATAGCAGGAAGTGATGTTTTAACCCCTACATTACCTACTCCTTCAGTTCAAATAAATATTCCCTTTTTAGTAGGTAAAGTTTTAGGATCAACAGCTTTTATTACAGCCACTTATACAGGTTCTGCTGGAAGCGGGTTTGCAGTTCAAGTAGATAGTTTAAATCCAGCTACAGGAAACGTAGTTTTTTCAGGACCAGTAGCAAATACTTTTTATTATCACATAATTTATCGTTAAAAAAATAATATTTATAAACATGGAAAAACAAGTTTTAACACAAGAAGAGTTACAAGATTTAAAAAACGTTCGTGCCAAAAGAGATCAATTAATGGCTGATTTTGGATTTTTAGAAGTACAAATTCAAGAACTAGAGTTACAAAAAGAAAGTCTAATTGATATTCTTACCCAATTGAAAGAAGAAGAATTGACTTTAGGTAACAATTTGCAAAGCAAATATGGCAAAATCTCAGTAAACATCGACAGCGGAGAATTTACCGTTGTAGAGTGATTTTTAAGAGAGCCTGCCATATTTATCACAGAATAAAATCATTTATAATTAAAAAACATGGCAGAAACATTAATATCTCCTGGCGTACTAGCACTTGAAAATGACCAATCATTTGTTAGTCAACAACCTGTAGTAGTAGGCGCCGCTATTATCGGTCCTACAGTAAAAGGTCCTGTAGAGGTTCCAACTATTGTTACCTCTTACAGTGACTATCAAAACAAATTTGGTACTACTTTCTTGAGCGGAAGTAACGTTTACACCTATTTTACATCAATAGCTGCTTTTAACTATTTTGCAAATGGTGGTGAAACTTTATTAGTAGCAAGAGTAGTAACAGGTTCATTTACATCAGCAACCACTTCAGGTTCTCAAGGTACTCCAATCTTAAATGCTAACACTTCTGAATCAGTAAGATTTGCTACTATTTCACAAGGTACTCTTATGAATAGCACAAGTAGCTTAGGAACCAATGGTACCTTAGCTTCAGGTTCAGCCGATAACATTAGATGGCAGATTGTTAGTCCTGATACAGCATCAGGTACCTTTACCTTATTACTTAGACAAGGTGATGATACAACAACTACTCCTACTGTGTTAGAATCTTGGACTAACTTGTCAATGGATCCTACAGCTCCTAACTTTGTATCTAAAGTAATTGGTGATCAATACAGACAATATAATGTAACTGATAATCAAGTTGAAATTCTTGGTACTTATCCTAATGCCTCAAGATACGTTTATGTTTCTTCAGTATTGACTCCAACTCCTTTCTATTTTGATAACAACGGAGTAGCTAAATCATCTTTCACAGGTTCTATTCCTGTAGCAGCAAGCGGTTCATTCGGTGGTGCTACTGGTAATTTGTTTGTAGGTGGTGGAGCCAAATACTATAACAATATCGTTTCAGGTGTAAACAATATTCAAGGTTTAAATACAGCAAGTTATGACAACATGATTGCTTTATTGTCTAACCAAGATGATTACAGATTTAATGTATTGTTAACTCCTGGTTTATTTGCAAGTGAAGCTGGTTTAGGTGCTGCTCAAGTAAATACTATTATCAATAATACTCAAAACAGAGGTGATAATATCTTTGTAAATGATTTAGTACCTTTCAGTTCAAGCATTACAGCAGTAACTTCTGCGGCAAATGCTAAAAATACTTCATATGCTGCTGCTTATTGGCCTTGGGTTCAAACAGTTGATCCTGATTCTGCTCAGTTAGTATGGGTACCTGCCTCAACTATGATTGGTGGTGTCTATGCTTTCAACGATACAGTATCAGAACCTTGGTTTGCTCCTGCTGGTATTAACAGAGGTGGTTTAAGTTCGGTAGTAAGAGCTGAAAAGAAATTAACTCAAGCTAATCGCGATACTTTATACCAAAACAAAGTTAACCCGATTGCAACTTTCCCTGGAACTGGAACTGTAGTATATGGTCAAAAGACATTACAAACTAAAGCCTCTGCTCTTGATCGTGTAAACGTTCGTCGTTTGTTAATTGCTCTTAAATCTTACATCTCTCAAGTTGCTAATAACTTGGTATTTGAACAGAATACAATTGCTACTCGTACTAACTTCTTAAACCAAGTTAACCCATATTTGGAATCAGTACAACAGAGACAAGGTTTGTATGCTTTCAAAGTAGTAATGGATGAAAGTAATAACACTGCTGACGTAATCGACAGAAACGAATTAGTAGGTCAAATTTACTTACAACCGACTAAGACTGCTGAATTCATTTACTTGAACTTCAATATCTTACCAACCGGAGCAACTTTCCCAGCATAATTTTTTAAAAACAGAATATTTATAACAAATTAAATAGACAAATAAAATGGCAGTATTAAATCCAAACGAAATATTTTTCACAGCCTTTGAACCTAAACAGGCCAACCGCTTTATCATGTATATAGACGGTATACCAGCGTATGAAATCAAAGGTGTTGGTGCAGTCACATTATCTCAAGGAACTGTAGCTCTTAACCATATAAACGTTCAACGCTTTGTTAAAGGTAAAACCACTTGGGGCCCAATCCAATTCACATTGTTCGATCCTATCACTCCTTCAGGTGCACAAGCTGTAATGGAATGGGTTCGTTTACATCATGAATCAGTAACTGGTAGAGATGGTTATTCAGATTTCTACAAGAAAGATTTGACTTTTGATGTGTTAGGTCCTGTAGGTGATATCGTTTCTGAATGGATTATCAAAGGTGCCTTAATTACTGAAGCTAACTTTGGTGATTACAACTGGGATACAGAAAACACTGCCGTAAACATTACTATGACAGTTCAACCTGATTACTGTGTATTGAACTTCTAAAAAACAAAAAACAAATACAAAAGAGCTCGC